CAGTGTTATCCAAAGCTTCGACCTGATCTACGTTTTTCTTTTGATAGTAAGCATTACGTTGTTCAACCATCTCCGTAGGCATTTTACCCAAAATTAAACCTTCATTATTAATGATGCCAGATGATTTACCTACTGCAACGGTTGACATGTGCTGCCATTCGGATGGAAGTTCCTCTAATTTAACAAGCTCCCATCCTTCACGGACACGTCTTGATACGTTAGAGCGATCTTCTTCACCGAGCATTGCACTCCTAATCCACCGATAAGTCATACCTGGCGGTGGAGGTGGAGCTTCTAGGTTTCTAACTGGCCTCCAAGGTTTACTACGAAGTTGATTATCGTGAGCTTCGGATTCACGTGAGTTTCGATTCGCTACTTTCTTTTCAGTTGTCATTACATTGCCTCCCTTTGAGCTATTTTTTGCTTCTCTTGGGCTACCCTTTTTAACCAGTCTGATTCTGACATGTTATGAGGTTTTAACCCACGAAGGCGCTCGACTTCTGATTTTGAGAAAGTTACGCCGTTCTTTTTACTACGTGTTTGTTGACGACTTCCAACGGAAGCGGATGCGACTCTTTGCACGGAGGGTCTATTATCCTTTTGATCGTCAGTCTCACTTGCAGATTGCAACTGAGGGTATACTTTATAAATTCTGTTATTTAATTCGCCATAATACTCATCTGAGTCTGCTTCGTAACCTTCATTAATAAGCATGTTATGTTGAAAGAAAGCAAACTGAGTTGCTTCCATACTGGTCGGATCGTCTTGATCACCGTACCATTTATTATTTTCATACCAATTTAGTGCTTCTTTTGTAGGCTGTGCTTGTTGTTGAGGTTGTTGCGGTTGTTCTTGATAAGTAGCAGGGTCTACTTGTTGCACTTCTTGAGTCTGATTTTGCTCTGTTTTGCGCTTTGCAACAGCAATCTTTTCTTTCTGAATCCTTAGATCGCCTTTGAGATCATCTGCTTTACTCATTAAATCAGCGTCACCAGCTTCTACAGCTCTTTTGTAAAGATCAGCAGCCTCCCTTTCTTTTACTTCAAGAGCTTCTTCTTCCTTTTGTAATACTGTGGCTTGTTGGGCTTGTTGATTTTTAGTTAATGTTGATAGTTGCTCTTGTTGTTGACGAACAATTTGCTCAAAATGTGCGGCTCTTTCTTCAGCAGCTTTGATTTGAGCATTTTTCTTGTTTATCCGTTTACTTACACCCTTTGTATAATTTTCTAATTCTTCATCAGAACTAGCAACTTTTGAATCTGTGTTAGCTTCAACAACAGCATCATCTTGAATATTTACTTCAATCTGTTCTTCTGGTGTTTCTTGATTTTCAGTTTTTTCTATCATTTTTACACACTCATTATATCATCAGGATCAAGGATTGTTGCTATAACTTCATCGTCATTGATAATTCTTACTTCAGCTCCATCTTCTAGCTTAAAGCGTGAACCAGCATAGCGACCTATCAACACCCATTGTTTTTCTTGACACCAAGGGGTTGATCCAAAACGGTTTGTGTCGTTATAACATTGCGGTCCCATTTTCACAACGTAAGCAACCACGGTTGCAAGGCTTTCTCTTTCAACAGTTTCATTTGTTAAAATAATACCGCCTTTGGATTTTTGTTTGCCACCATAAGGCAGAACTAAGATTCTCCAACCTGTCGGTTGTGGCATCCTTTCTAAAATTGATTTATCTAGTAAAGTTGGATCGAGAACCCTGTCATCTGCTTCTACATAAGCATCTGTAGCTACTTTTTTTGCTGTTTCAGACATCCGCTATATTTCCTTGTTGTACTCTTTTATCTCCGATTCGATATAGTATAACGCAGATAGCTCTCCTTGCAAAAATTTATAATGTTCTATACTTTCTAATGCACCAGACATAAGTGTTTCTTGTATCTGAGACTCGCGTTCTCTGATAACATTTTTTAATTTATCGTATAGGGTTATGTCGTCTATCACGCTCTTACTTTAAACTTCAAGCCTTTTGTTGCTGCGCCTTTGCCTTTCATGTCAACAATTTGTTCAACACCAGCATTTTTTACAACGCTATTGACGATAATCTCTGGATTATTAACTCTTGGTGTGACTTCTCTAATGGTTTTCTTCTTAGATTGATATTTTGTATAACCTTCCATATTTATGCCTTTTTCTTTGATGGACGACCAGCTTTCTTTGCTACTTTTTTACTGGCTGTCTTTTTGGTTACTTTTTTCTTAGCAACGGGTTTTGTTTGTTTTTCAGCAGGTGCAGACTCACCGCTTGCTATTAATTTAAGTTTTTTTTCAATTCTTGCTGCATTTTCAGCATCAGCTTTTGCTTGTTCAGCTAATTTTTCTGACAATGCCTGTGCTTCAGCCTCATGTTCTAATTTTTTTCTTGCCTTCAAAGCTTTTATAGCTTCTAACTTATAGCTTGTTGTCATGTTTCTCTCCTAGCCTAGCCTCTCATCTTTTGCTCTAATTCAAGAAGTTTTAAGTTTGCTTGCTGTTCTAATCTTTTACTAGCAAGATCGAGTTTATCATCGGCTGTATCTTTTTGCACATCTATACGTTTTTTAAGTATTTCATTTTCTAGTAATTTTTCTTGGGCGCGTTGATTTTGTTTAGATTCAAATTGCTGTTGATCTTGATCTATCTGCTTATCGCGCAACTCTAATTCAGTTTTTCTAATTTCAACCAAAGGATCTTCTGCGCCTTGTCCGATTGACTGTAAAAACTCTTGGCTAAGTTGAGCCATGATCGGTGAGGTAAATTGTTCCAGCAAAATTTGTATATCTTGAGCTGCTTGTTGTTGTTGATCTATCGGCATCTGACCTAATGTTTGTTGTATTTGATTAATTCTTTCCACCAACTCAGGCGGTATTTGCTGTTGAGCTATCTCAGATGCTAAAAATTGTAGATGCTGCATTACATGACTGATAATCAAACTTTGTATTTGAGCGTTTTCTTTAACAACTTGTGTTAAAAATAAAGCTCTGTGAGTTTCTACGTGAGCCGCATGGTTTTGACCTTGATAAGCTTTCGCAACCTGACCCATCAAAAAACCACTGTTTTCAAGACCCGCATCTATTGGTCTTTCTGTAGTATCTATAGGTGGTGCTAGTAGAGACTCAATATTATCAACACCCAAAGCTCCGTACATACGTCTATAAGCTTCATAAATACCATTTGGTCCATGAACTTGAGGGTTTGACTGAACCATCTGTAAAAGCTCTTGCGCAAGTGTAATACGTTGACTTTGACTGAATATATTAGGGTCTGATACAGGTATAACGTCTATACGATCATCAAAATCAGTTTGTTTTACTTCTCTAGGACCAGTGCCAGTTTCATAGGCATACTCTGGTGGTAAATATTCACCAAATAACCTAGAAAGTAACTGAAACTCTAATCTTTGAGCATAGTGTAGCCTTTTGTGAATGGCAGACATTACTTTAGTGCCGCGCTCAAGTAGCGCAACAGTAGTGCCTACAGGCATGGCTTGGTTCATGTCACCAACATTCATGTCTGCTATTGATGCAAAACGCTTACCACTGTCTACCAAAATACCAAGCAAAGACATAAGCACATTACTTGGCTCTTTAATAGGCAATGGTATTAAGTTCTCTCTTAAAGAACCGCCAGTTGTGTCTATATCTCTAAACTCGCCTGGCTGTAACGGCTCGTCTTCATCTCTTATTCTCATACCGCGAGCTTTAAAGCCAGCAGGTAAGTTAGCTAATGTGCCAGCATCTATGAGCTGCCGTAAAATAGATGTTGATGCTTTTGATAGACCACCAATCATGTGTGACAGTCCTAAACCATAAAAGCCTAGACCTGGCAAGAACTTGTATTGCACAAAATAATTAATTTTGTTTTTAAAAGGATCGCTTTCTAAGAAATTACGTCTAATAGATAGAACTGTTTGTGACGATTCATCTATTGTTACAATGTAAGGCAGTTTTAAACCTGTTGGATTACCCTCTGCATCTAAATCCTCATATCCTGGTAAATCAAGTATCGTATGTACTTCATACACAGTGTGATCTCTATCTTCAGCGTAAGACGGGCTAATACCTTGTATTTCATCTATTTCTTCTTGAATATCATCGTTATCTGTGCTGTAAGAGTTAGATTTAATATCCACGTTTGCGTAGAAACCTGACAATTGTTGTTTCTTGATTTCATTACGAGACATGCTAATTGCATGTGTAACCCTCTCTGCGCTACTAATATCTGAAGATTCGTATGGAACAATTAAATCTTCTGGGGATATAAATTTTGATACAGCTCTATTTAAAACAGTGTCAAAGTATATTTTTTTAAACGCAGAACCCGCTAACGGTAAATAAAATAACAACATATCAAGCTCTGGATCGTAATCTTGCATTACGTTCATAATGTAAAAGTTCATAAATTCCTGAACTCTGTCAGCTTGTGCTTCTGTTTCCGCGCTACGTTGACCTACTAATTGTGTTTTAACTGGTCCTTTAGCTGGTAATAATTCTTTGTATGCTTGCGCTTGGAATTGGGTAACGGCTTCTGCCAAAATCGGATGAATAACACCGCTTGAACCTTCAAATGGTTCAGACCTTGCTTCGTCAAACTTCATTCCAAGGTATTTTAAACCATCAACGTATGTTTTTTCCCACTCGCTACGTGATTGTTTGTCATGACGTATGCTTGACAAAATATCGTTAGATAGTTTTTGTAATTCGTTTTCGTCAACAAACTCAACAAGATTAGCATCAAATGGTATTTGTTCCTGTAAAGTTTCTGGCATATCAATTTCATCACCTACTAATATTTCTTCTTCGGTGACTAAAATTTCAGCAGCTTCACGTATTTGATCTTGTCTTGTAGGCTCTGGAAAAACCTCAACTGCACTACCACCTACATTAATATCAGGATTATCTTGAGTACCTAATTCTCGTTTTTCTATAGCCATAGCTTCTCAGTTTAACACGCCTTGCAAGTTTTAATAATAAACCGTGCGTTTTCGTGGTAGTAAATCTGCCTCCATTTGATAGTCTTCATCGAGCGATACGAAACCGCCTTGTCTAAACCTCATTAGTGCCATTGTAGCAGAATCACAGTAATCATCGTGATCTCCGTAAGGAAAAGATGCCATTTCTTGTATTACTTCATCTGCAAATTGATCTTCGGTAGCCCACACCATACCAGATTCAAATATTGGTGCTACAGAGTTCATTCGCGCTATTTTATCTTGTCCTCTACTTGGAGTGTAAGATGTTACAGGAATACCCATCCTGCGTAACTCTTGTGTTAAGGGTGTACCGCTTGCTTTAGCTTCAATCAATATACAATCTGGCTCCCAATATTTGTATTCTTCCCATGCTAATTTTTTCAATTCTGGGAAGTCTACACGCACTCTTTTTGCATCCAACAATATTATTTGATCTGCTTCTCCATCTCTGGGACTAAAAATAGCCCAAGTTGTTATTGCAGAATAGTCAGCCGTTTCTTTTTTACTAAAAGCAGTATCGTAACTTTGAATTACATAACTGTAAGCCGGAACGTCACGATCCCATGTTCTCCACCATTCTCTTTTTACTATAGCGCCTTCTTCAGCAGTAGGATTTTGTAGCCATTGAGAGTTCCATTTAGAAATAGGTAAAGATGCTTTTACAGATAAAAGTTCTTCTTTTTTCCAAAACTCAGGCCATAAAGGTGTGTCTGACTCTGGCATGATCGCTGGAAACTCAACCACCTCCCATTTATCAGCGTATTCATCTGTTTGCTTTTTGAGAACTTTTCCAACGAGGTCTTTTGTACTCCATCGTGTCATTACAATGATAATAATGCCGCCAGGCTGTAAACGCTGTCTTGGACCTGATGTGTACCATTCATAAGCGCTTTCCATAGCTGTTGGTGACATGGCATCTTGTTCTGAGTGAGGGTCGTCAATAATCAATAAATCTGCGCCTCGTCCTGTGATAGCACCACCTACACCTGCGGCAAAGAACTCTCCATCTTGATTAGATGTCCATCTACCTGCGGATTTGTTATCAGCTTGCAGTTTTAAATCAGGAAATATAGTGCTGTACTCTTGGCTACCAATTATATTTCTGACTTTACGACCGAACCTGACTGCCAGTTCTGCTGTGTGAGTAGTTTGAATTATTTTTAAATTACCGCGCAAACCCATCATCCAACTAGGAAAGAAAGTGCTTGCAAACTCAGATTTAGAGTGTCTTGGCGGTAAACATACGATTAACCGTTTTAATTTACCTTGAGCTATACGATTAAATTTTTCACCAATAATTTTATGATGACGACCTTCTACAAACTCAGGCCACATGTGTTTTAAGTAGGTTATAAAATCTTTTTGACAAGAATCTTGCTTTTTTAGCTGTTCAAACCTATTAAGTAAAGCTACGGCTTCAGCTTGGTCTTGTTGAGATAATATATCAAAGTCTTTTAAGGAAACCTCTGACATTAGACCTCATGCCACTCTTTACCTTGGAATAAAAGACTTTCAGCTTCACGTCTACGAATCAAACCATCTAATGTCTTGCCACCAGCTTTATTCCATCTTTTAATTTCGCTGGGTACTTTTGTGAAATTACCAGAGTTTAATTCTTTTAACATGGTGCTGGTTTTTAAATTATTAGGACCTAAATTGAAAGTCCAAGCAATTAACGCATCTCTTTGGTTTTGTGTTAAATCAACTTCTACATATTTATCAACGTATCCTTCAAATTCTTCTAAATCTTCAGATAACATTTGGTCTGCTTGTTCTTGAGTTATAGTGTCACCATCTTTAACACCTCTAGTGTGACCGTAACCAATGGTAGGCACGTCAGCGCTACATCTGTAACTTTCTAATCTACAGCCTTCAAATTTTTTTATTAATGATTTGCCTTCTTCTGATATCTTCATATTATCCCCATGTTCCAT